GAAAGATGTCGAGACTATAGATACGGGTGGTAAAGAAATATACACGTTATTGCGGAATACGTACGCTAGGCAAGCAAAACAACTTCAAGAAGTTTTAACCGATGCTATTGATAATGTTAAGGATGCTGATGGTAACAATATAAGTGAGGATGCTAAGAAAGAACTTAAAAAGACTGTGTTCGATAAGATATTTGAGAAGAACCGTATTGAACCGTACTTCCCCCTTACCCGTGAAGGTGATTACTGGTTATCATTTACCGGGAAGGACCCCAACACCGGTAAACCCGAAACCGTATACATGGCGTTCAAGAGTGGTAGAGAGCGAAACGCATTTATAAAGAATATTGAGGGAGACCCTGACGTTGTTAAAGGTACTATAAATCAATACTCTAACCCTAGAGAAATGACTAAGGGTGGAGGAAAAGTATCTGATACGTTTGTAGCAGAAACCCTACAGTTATTAGGTAATGCCAAGGTTGCAGAAGACGTGCAACAAGAGTTTCTGCAAATTTTCTTACACACCATGCCTGAATCTTCATTCGCCAAACAACTTATCAGCCGCGGTAGGGAAGGCCAAGGTGAACTGGGGCATATAGAAGACGCTGAACTGGCGTTCCGACAAAGGGCGTATGATATGGGCGCACAGATAGCCCGTATGAAGCATACTAGAGAAATAAACGACATTATGTCGGACCTGAAGAAAGAGTACGAAACAGAACAAAAGGGCAAGAACGGCCCAGATAAAAGGTCTGCTAGGATATTCTACGAAGAACTACAGCTACGTGCTTCCTTTGCTAAATCCCCACCTAGAGACGCAGCGAACAGATTAGCAGCACAGGCTAACCGCGTTGCTTTTATAGGCACGATTGGTTTCAACGCGTCATCTGCACTGGTCAACTCGTCACAAATACCCTTGATGATGTACCCCATCTTGATAGGTAAATACGGTATAGGTCCAGCTACAAAAATCTTAGGTAGTTCTATGGGGCTTATAAAAAATAGTGGGATGACACGGAAAATAACTCCCCTAGGAGAAGATAAATCCGTACAGGTTGGGGGTATGCCGTCTATAGATAACTATTTTGAACTGCGTGGGGATGGTAGCTTTAGGATACGGGAAGAAAAACTTAAAGGGTTAAGTAAAGATAAAATTAAAGAGATACGTGACCTACAAACTCTCGTAGAGAAGGCGTCGGCCCAAGGGCAGCTCAACCGCTCGTTGTTCTATGATACTCTGGGTGTCGAAATGTCTGGGCGCGCCAAAAGTAAATGGGATATGACGAACGCCTATTCTGCTTTTATGTTCCATCAGGTAGAGCGTTTCAACCGGCAGGTTGCTATGACCACGGTTTATAAGCTGGAATTGGACCGTTTAAGAGCTAAAGACCCGAAGAAAACTACTGAAGCGGAACGGGGCATGTCCGATGCCCAGATGCAGGAAGCTGCCTCTACAGAGGCTATATACCGATCACAGGAGATGAATGGTGGTGCATTCTTAGCCACAGCCCCCCGTATAGCACAGACCCACATTGGTCGTGTCGCCATGATGTATAAGACTTTCGGTATTCAGATGTACTACACAATACTGAAAACGGGTAAGATAGCTTTCAAAGACGCAGATCCGATTGTGAGACGTACCGCACAGAAACAACTAGTGGGTATATTAGGGGCATCCGTCTTAATGTCTGGAGTACAGGGTATACCCATGTTCGGGGCGTTCCTCTTAGCTGCAAATATGTTCTTGGATGACGATGAAGAAGATGCCGAAACCATTGTGCGTCAATATATCGGTGAAGGTTGGTACAATGGTGCATTCAACGCAACACTTGGTGTAGATGTAGCCAATCGTATCGGGCTTGGTAACTTAATATTTAGGTTGAACCCATATGCTCAAAACCAATCCGCGGCAGATATAGCTATGCAGGCTGTTGGTGGACCCGCGTGGAGTGTGGGTTCGCAGTTCGCACGGGGCGCAATGGATGTCATAGACGGTGAGGTGCAGCGTGGTGTAGAAAGTATGTTACCCGCGGCGCTCCGTAATGTGGCTAAGACGTTTAGGTATGGAAGTGAGGGGGCTATCAATACCCGAAAGGGTAACCCCATATACGACGATGTTACTACAGGTGAACTACTATTCCAGTTGTTTGGTTTTGCACCTACCGGGTACACATTGCAATCGGATATAAACCGGAGCAAAAAAGAAATTGAACGCGGCACTGCCAAGAGACGCAAAAGGGCGTTAGATGATTTTCACATGGCTCTTGCTATGGGCGACGGTAGTGATGTGGAGTCAGCGTTTAAAGATGTTATTTCTTACAACAAAAAACATCCTAGTTGGGCTATCGCAGGTTCTACCATACAGAAGTCTATGGCTATGAGGTTTAAAACCGCCGCTAAAATGCACAATGGTGTGACCATCAACCCAAGTCTAAGCGCCGACTTACTGGCGCATAGTAATGATTTCTGGGGAGAGAGCGGTATGAACCTAGCGAAGTTCCTAGATTTGGATTTGGACTTCTAATAAAAAATCGCCGTAAAAACACGGCGAATTAACGGCGAATTTAGGCGGCGAATTTCCGTAGCTATATACTCAACACCATAAAAAATCCCCCCGCGGTTATTGGCGTTACCACGAGGGGAAGATGGGTGTAGCAGTACAAACCACTACAAAAGGAGAACCGACAGTCAGGGAGGGTGACTGTCACTAATTATACTATCACACGGTTCTCCAAATGCGAATACCTAAAATGCTATTTTCTACCACAACCTGCCCTTCCGTTTTATAACCTTTTTCTAAGGTTATAGCAGCCGCTTGCTTCATAGCTTCGTCAGTATTTATACATGGTATGAACACCGAAGCCCCAGCAACCATATCGTCCCAGTTTACTACGATCCGTACACCGTCTGGGTTTAAGTCGTCAGTCTTCAACACCCCTTGGCACATCGTCTACCTCCAGATCACATTTGACCACTAGCACGGTGGTTGGCGGTAGCTGCATATGCGTACCTTTACTCAACCGCATTTTAATTTTAGTAGCTCCCAGTTTTTTCTGTAGGTCCTCGACAAACGAGGCATAGTTGATTTGCTGTTCACCGCACCATACCCGAAGGGGTTTCGGTAGGAGATACGCTCGTTTCAAATCGGTTTCATATCTAGCCACCATCTGACCTCGCGGCAGTGCTTCCGGCACGATCAGGGAGTCCATCCCAGCATTATCTTTTTTACGTAAATCATCCGTGCTTTTGATCCATAAGACGTTGGAGTAATGCTCCATAATGTAGTCGTTCAAGGTCTCCTCGACCGAGGTGTTCATGCCAGAGACATAGTTCTTACTATATTCGAGCATGTTTATAGCCCACTTGAATAACTTCTTTATGTCGTAGTCTATAAGTCCAGCCTTTTTTGCCAGCATAAGACCCGCCATAGTGTTCGTAACGAAAGCAGACCAAAATCTATTTTCGGAGGTAAGCCCCGCTCCCTTGTCAACCCTTTCCCGCACTTGCTCCAATATCTCTTTTACGTCATCCATGTGGTTCAGAATGTACTGGATGTATATTTTACCCGCGTGACCGTAGTTGTTATTTACGGCTGCGAGGAAATCATCCTGTATTTTTTTATCCTTAACCTCATCGAACATGCGGTCTACCTTGACTTCCAATATGCGCTGCGCTTCCGCTTTTGGCATAGCTTTCGTCATACTTATTCGTTCGATGATGCTGGTATTCCCGGTAGTTACAGCCAACAACTTCCAAGCGTCTCCGCGGTACCGTTCAGCATTACCACCGCTTGTCATTCGACCGCGTTGACGACCACCTGTTAATTGGTATGCCATGTTACTTAGTTCAGACGCTTTAGCTTCGGTTAACTCGTCTAAGTACAGAGGTAGACTGTGGTATATCTCGCCCCGGTGCATCTTAGTGTTAAACGTATCTTCTTTGCGTAGAACAAGGTCTTCGGGTCTACCCCATACCGAGACCGCAGCAGACATAGCAGTCGTCTTACCTACACCAGACTCCTTACTGTGTAGATGTAAAGCCGCGCAATTCACAGGGGCTAGGTTCATAAGCGCGCTACCGAAAGCAGAACCGACCACGAACTGATGTACTTCAAACCCGTCACGGTTATAGAAATTTATGGTGTCTTTCCAATCTTGCAGCGTACCTTTAGGCTCAAAAGACGGGAACAACGCGGTGGTCTGGCTGGATGGCGGGTTAAAATCAACCTGATTTGCAGATATCGCTTGGTTGCCTAGAATGAATAATTCACAATCATCGTCAGTCCAACCAAACTGTTTATGGGCTTCTTCCGCTGCACTATCCGCTTGCAGTTCGTTAACCCAAGAATTCGTATATGTCATAAGTAACTCCATTTTTCCTATGGCCACACCGTAATGTGACATTTCTTTTCTAAATTCGTCGCGGGAATTCACCGCCGAAAACGGTATGGTAAATTCCCTTACACCATCGCGAGGTAGGTGTAGTTTCATGACAAGGCTCTCGCCTTGTTCCTTATCCCACAACCGTTTATCTACATATAAATCATTATGGTATATTTGAGCTTCCTCTATGCTTCCGTCTGGTAAGCTAACCCTCTTATATATCCCTCCGTTTGCACCTCTGAAATAAGGCTCTGGGTAGGACGGTATTTTGTATGTGTTAACGGGTGTATCAGGTAATTCAAGAGCCGGGGCTTCCACGATATTGTCTTCTTCCGTCGCCTCGCGCACCCTACTACCGAGGACTATGGGTGATTTCACCTCCCCCCAGTGCGAACATTCGGTACATATATCGGGGTTGTATTCGTCAAACCTGCTACAATGGTAAGGACCTTTGATCCTATCCATCTTATCCATCGTATCTTTTAAACTGAACTCGTGATGGTTTTCCGATATCTTCCGCGCTGCGCGATCCGCGTCTTCACAAAATTTTGCTATAGATAGTCCCGCACGCCAGAGTGGTTCGCTGACTTCATCCTGCTTTGTTAGTATGTACGCCAACTGCCCACAACCTACACCGTTGCGGGTCTTCACCATTATATCTTTGAATACGTTTTTTCTGTTGCCGAGTAGCGCATCCATCACAGCGTTACTACCCACTGGAATATGTTTCGTCGGAACTGGTATCGGCACATCGGCAAGATACTCAACGAATACGTCCAGATTTATTGGTGCTGAGAGTATGTTGCTACCCAACTGGATGACTTCAGTCGGCGGATCGTCCTTATGGTTGTGTGTATGAGGAACACGTAGCACCCGTGCTGCGTCGGCGGTTACGGCAGGGTCTGCTAATAAGTTATATTTAGCACATGCGACCTTTAGCTGCTCCGCAGTTTGCGACCACTCCTGTACACTAATAGGTTCTGACAAAAACCAATATGCGTGTATTCCACGACCGGAACTAACCAGCGTGGGTTTAGGTATGTCTAGCGATATACAGAATTTTTGTAGCGCGGATAAGGCGGCGGATTGATCTGCGTATTCCTTATCGGGACCGCAATCCAAATCCAGAAAGAAAGATTTAAGTTGGTGCGCGTTATCAGCTTTTCGGGAGTTATCGGTATGGAAGGTAGCTAGTGCAAAATATGTATCGAACCCATCTTTATCTAATTGTTTGGCTGCGGTTATGAGAGCGTCTTTAGAGGTATAGAAATTTTGTACACGCTTGTTTTCCGTAGCGTGCGAGGCAAACACACAATAAAACCCATCGTCTCCTAACGCTTCCCCAAGAAAATCATTTGTATCCATCCCATTTCCTTTGAAGAGATACTACGACCATACACTTTATAGAGGTGCTTACCCCGGCGGAAAGTCACCCACCGGCTAGCCCGAAACAAATGTATGGCCGTAGTTATATGTATTTACTTTAGTCGTCCCAAGCGTCCACCAATGAATCCAAGTCTTTGTTCGTAGCCTTGGCTGGTGTGACCTTTTTACTGACCTTCACCGGTTCATCAATAACTACTTCGTCACCACTTTCGGTATCTTCGGGGGTGGGATGACGCTCGTTGGCATCGAAAGGATTTTCAACCTCTGCTGTAACTGCGAACCCTTCAGTGGTACCAAAGGGGGAACGGCTTTTCATGATAGCGTACCTGATAACCTGTACTGCACGTAGACGTAAGGATACTCCGGTGCCGATACTACCATTGTATGGCGTGAATGACACGGCTATATTAACCGTACTACCCGTTGTAAGCATGAAATCTTCATCAAGTACGGTATTCCTAGCATCGTACTGCGTAGGTTTACGTGTGGCATCTTTACCGTAAGCGCCCTTGAGAGACGCTTTAAAAGTAAACGCGTCGTCCTCATCCTTGGTGAAGGGGTTATCAAACTTATCCGGCCAGCCGTCTTGAGTAGCTGCCTTTTCTTTGTACGCCGTAAGCATAGCGGCCCATAGTTTTTTAGCTTGGGCCTTATTCATACGGAAACTTGTTTCGTACTTAGCTCCGTCGTCAAAGGCACCGCAAGGGACCGACTTTTTCTTCTTGTTGTCGAACCTGTAACAACGGTTAATCCGAGGCCACAAAGCCTCAACATCATCGATAAGAAATATTGGGCTGGCTTCAGCCATACTTATTCTCCTAGAGTTTAGTGGATTGAAAACCGTCTGTTTCAACAAACGGGGATATTTTAGAATTCTCAAAAGGTGTGAATTCTAATGTTATGGCACGAATTGTATCGACATGGTTTATCATGTCACCAGCTTCGCGCAGTTCATCCTCTGTCAGAGGTCTTTTGGGTTTGAAAAAAAGTTTCGGTGTAGGGCTAGCATCATCAAAATACATATGTGTGATAACCGCTATAGCCGGTGTGTCGTGTTTTTTGAGAAAACGAGCATAGGCTTGCATAGGCAGATTACCGTCACGAGCCTCACCGAAGATAGAGGTAGCTGGCAAACGTAACTGGTAAACTATACCGAAATCTTCTTCAGGTAATATAGCTAGCCGCTGTGAAAACCTGCACGCACGGCTACTTCCATAACCAGAACCCCTTATGTTGTGTCTACAATCCATACACCTTACCGATTGGCGTTGGTGCGAGGGTACATCTGGCGATGGCGTTTGTGTGTCGGCGGACCAACACGCAGGGGTATTTAATCTGTCTGGATCGTATTCCTCCTCATAATAAGACCTAGATATCGGCGCGGCGTTCACTAACACACCAAAGTATGTAGATTTAACAGTCGCCGCATCTCGAAAGAGTTTATCGTGGATATCTAAACGTAGCACTTTACTTAAAAGTCCTCGTCAGGATTGAGGCTAAAGTTAGTCTTAGGACTAACTTCTTCTGGTGTGGGGGTATCATCTACAGAAGACAGTGCAGATACGACTGCCGGTATAGAGAACCTATACGTATTCCCAACCTTGATATACGTAGATGGGGGGATATGCTTGCGCCTTATCCAACCGCGGATTGTGGATATGCTAACACTAAAATGTTTAGACACATCCTCTATTGGCACATACGCCGGGTCATTCATTATTTTTTCCTTATAGAAATTACGTACTCACTATCGACATTCAAACCTTGGGGTACACATTCTGGGTTTTCTTCCAAGAACTGTTTCACATTCCCTTGGTTCAATCGTTTTTCGAGGAACTCCGGTACACCATTTTCATGGACAAACCGGTACATACTTTCCCAATCCGAGGTCCAGTAACGCGTCCTGACACTTCTATAGAAAAGTCCTTCTGACGTACGTACACTCTCGACATTATATTCTTTGCAGTGGTCTAGCAGCGCACGCTTGATGATCTCCTGCTGTTCTTTTAAGTCGCCGTCTTCATCTTTGAACTGTTTAGATATTTCGTTTCGACGGTCTTTTATTTTCAAGTAAACCTTAGTGAGTTTTTCCAACTCTACCTGTTCCGCACCCATCTAAACCCTCCTTCGTTGTGGGAAGGGCATTCTAGTATCGTAAAATAGGTTAGTCAAGTAATTCGTTGTATAAATCTAGTATTTGTGTGTGAATATCAATTTTACTATCTAATAGATTATATACGTGTTTTTCTATAGTAGAACCTTGTAGTTGTATCACTGTACACTTGTGATGTTGCCCGGACCTATGAACGCGGGCATTAGCCTGAGAATAAGTTTCCAACGAACTAGTTGGACCCCACCACACCACCGTATTCGCAGCGGTCAGGGTTACCCCGTGTGCAGCGGCGGCTGGCTGAATTATCAGAACTTGGGGGTGTTGCTGTTCTTGAAATGCTTTGAAAATCTCGGTTCGGCGCGGTGCGGATACATTGCCTTGGATAATTTCGCTACTGATATTATCGGCGGTTAGTTTGTTTGACAGAATACTGATGGCGTGGCGGAAAGGAACAAACACCAGAACTTTTTGGCTTGACTCGTCTATCACTTCACGAAGAACTTTGTATCTGTGCTTTACGTCGAACTCTAATGCGTCACCTTTATCGGTGTATACTGCACCACAGGATATCTGCAATAGTTTGTTCATATTCGCAGCGGCGTTAACGGCGGTTATCTCCTCACCCGCTGCTTGTAACACCATGTATTTTTTTAGTTCCCCATAATATTTCTTTTGCTGCTTGGTCATCTCCACTTCACGTTTTACGTACACCATATCTGGTAGGTCTAGGCAATCTGCTTTGGTGAACCGGATGGCGGGCTGCAATATGTTGAATACTGTGTCCGTTGCGCTTTCTTTCGGTATCCATTTAAAATTAGATACCTTGTACATAACCATATCGCGGAACGAACCAAAGAACCGCGGTGTCTTTGCAGGGTTTACTATCTTGGCTAGACCGTAGGCATCAACAGGACTTTGTGCAGCGGGTGTGCCCGTCATCATCCACACCCATGTATTACGGTTAATAAGTTTATTGAGAGTTTTCCACCGTTTAGTTTGCGCGTTCTTGTAGTGCGTTGCTTCATCCACGATTATAAGGTCGAAATTACCTTCCTCGATAACGTCAGACACTATATCAACACCGTCATAATTTATTATCACGTAGTCAGAACCATTCGCTATTATGCGTCTACGTTTTTCGGCAGACCCATACGCAACATCTACAGACCTGTGCATAGCAAACGTGAATAAATCTGCACGCCACGCGCTGTCCATGATCGATAAGGGGCAGATCACTAGAACTCTATTTATTATACCTTTGTTCAAAAGATAATCGGACGCCCATATGGCAGATGCCGTTTTACCCGTGCCTTGTTCATTAAAACAAAAAGCTCGGTGGTTAAGGGTGAGAAAAGCTGATGTTGTTTTCTGGTGGTCAAATGGTTTGTGCTGCCCCGGCCAATTGTACTGCGCGGTTATTGGTGAGGGCGCTTTTATATTAAGGCTATTAAGTGCGTGTGCTTCTTGTAGACCCCAGCTCACAAGAACTCCATTGTCCCCCACTATACTACTTTTTGGTATGTTATTTGTTACAGTCTCGGGGTTTTTTAGTTTAAGTAATAACGCCTTATTTTTTATTATTTGCACTGAGTTCTCCTGTGCTGGTGAACGGCAAGGGTGCTGGGGTGAGATGGGAAGTCCCACCCCAGCTAAAGCGCGAGGCCGGGGAATTCCTTTCTGTTAAACGCGCTTTATTCTGTTCCTAAGTTAGAGCG